CCGGCAGCTGGGTTCTTGACCGTCTCATGCCCAAATTGGGCTGAGCGGCCCCTCTCCATCAGACGGACTTTGAATCCGTCGACGTAGAGGCTGGCTTCCTTGCCAGAAGACCTTTTCCCGATCATAGAGAGGTTAAGAGACCTCTCCAGGTAGGGAACGGCAAATTTGCCGTATGCGTGTTTGTCTGGTGATATGATCGATCCCACCTCTCGGTGGATCGAGGTGACCTTCCGTAGATACGGTAAAGGCCCCCTGACCAAATGGTCATCACCTCCTACATGGAAGTACCACCCCGGAAAGCGATGGATCGACTCGAGAGAGTAAACCCGATCCATGATCCCGAAGTGCTTACAGTAGGCGACCAACTCAACCGATAGGTTGAGTATTGTCAAAGACATTTTCGCCAAGGGCTCTCCCATGAAGATCCCCTTGTTCGACACGAAGTTCTCGCCGTCAGGGTACGTCACTACCCTCGGTCCTAGTGTGTCAATGGCACGCTGGATGTATCGAGTGTGAATGTCGGCTCCCACAGCAAAAGCTTGTAAGAGCCGTTTGGTCAAGGTGAAACGCTGCGCATTGGTAGCGTTCTTGAGGTCTGAAGACAGAACCCACAGATTCTCACCAACGGAGACCCTCTTCAGGTTCTCCGCCACGGACCAGGTCGAATTGGCCTGAAAGAACGTGGACCAGACAGATGGGTGGTACTTGCACACTTCCGCTAGGATGTGAGCAGCAGGGGCTTGGAATACCCCGAGCCACCATGGGCACAAGGTCACAAACCTTGCTTTGTCGCCCATTTCTGGTTTGACCGCTGTCCGAACTTTCGGACAGGTTTCCTTTTCACATTCGTCGAGGGCAACTTGGAGGATTTGCTTTGAGAGCACATCATCCAGGCCAGCGAACTCAGATTTGAGTACGCTGGCGACTTCCCTGACCATCTCGTCGTAGGCAACTGTGCGGTGAAGCACTTGTGACTGGTAGATGTCATTGGCATCAAAGACCGTGTCGCTCTCTATTGGGAGGTGTCCGGTCCTAGTCACACGAAGGAAGTGAACTTCCTCGCGCAGGTACCTCCGTGTATAATCCCCTACCCTTGCCAGGGATTCTACACGGAACCAAGTCTTCCAAACCGGTACTCCCTCTAGG